GGAGCGACGAGACGCTGCTGGCGAAGATCAACGCCGCGATGGCGGCCGAGCCTGCCGCTGACGATCCAATCTGAGGACCGAACCATGATCTACGGACCATTCGCACCGCGCTACGGCGCTGGGCAAACCATCGCAACGTCGGGCGTTTCGGCGTCCACGACCATCGGCGTGGGCAGCAAGTGCCTGCGGCTGATGAACCTCGACAGCACGAACGCCATCCATGTGCGCGTGAGCATCGGCACGAGCACGGCCACGACCGCCGATCTGATGCTTCGTCCGAACCAGACGATCATCATTCAGAAGGATCAGGACTTCGACACCGTGGCGCACATCGCTGCGGCCGGCACCCCGAACCTGCGCGTTGAGCCTGGCGAGGCCGGCATCTGAGGTCGGCATGAGCTACACCAAGCGTCAGTTCGTGGAGGAAGCCTTTGCCGAACTCGGCATGGCGAACTATACGTTCGACCTCCAGCCGCAGCAACTCGACACCGCGCTGCGCCGGCTGGATGCGATGATGGCGACTTGGAATGCCAAGGGCATCCGGCTGGGCTACCCGTTGCCGAGCAGCCCGCAAGATAGCGACCTCAACACCGAGACGCAGGTGCCCGACAGTGCCAACGAGGCCATCGTGGCGAATCTGGCCATCCGCATCGCGCCGCAGTACGGCAAGACGGTGCAGATCGACACGCGCACGACGGCAAAACTCGGATACGACACCCTGCTGGCTCGGGCCACGTTCCCGAACGAGCAGCAGTTCCCCCGCACACTGCCGCTGGGTGCAGGGCAGAAGCCGTGGCGCTACGACACGCCGTTCATGCCGGGTCCAGTCGATCCGGTGCTGGCTGGGCCGGATGGCCCCATCGAACTCTACTGAGGGCGCACACCGCGCACCGAAACACACTGAGGGCGCACCATGCCGCTGATCAATCAACTGCCCGTGCTGTCGCAGCTCTCCAGCGGCGACCAGTTCGCCGTCTACAACACCGCCAACGGGGACGCCAGGCGCGTCTCGGTCAACGCACTGCTGACGTACTTCCAGCAGTCGTTCGCCTCGCCCACGATGTCGGTGAACCTGTACGTTCCGGGGACGGGCTTCAACATCGCCTTGCCGACGCCCGCCACGGCGTCCATGTGGGCGCTGCTGCAGCCTGCCGGCACGCTCGCCACCGGCACCGTGACGTTGCCGCTGAACTCTGCCACGCCCGATGGCACCGAGGTGCTCATCACTACGACGCAGCAGATCACGGCCTTTACACTCGCGCTGAACGGCGCGACGGCGGCCTATGGCGACCCGGCCACGCTCGCGGCAGAGGACAACTTCCGCATGCGGTTCTACCAGCCGACGAACTCGTGGTATCGGATCGCGTGATGGCGAAGACACCGGCCTGGCAGCGCAAGGAAGGCAAAGACCCGAAGGGCGGCCTCAACGCCAAGGGCCGCGCGTCGGCCAAGGCGCAGGGCATGAACCTGAAGCCGCCTGCACCGAACCCCAAGAACGAGAAGGACGCCGCGCGCCGGAAGTCGTTCTGCGCACGCATGGGCGGGATGCCGGGTCCGATGAAGGACGAGAAGGGCAAGCCCACGCGCAAGGCGCTGTCGCTCAAGGCGTGGAACTGCTAGAGGTCACACATGGCTAACGTCAAAATCTCCGCGCTCCCGGCCGCTGCCGCAGCAACCGGCACCGATGTTGTGCCTCTGGTGCAGGGCAGCACGACGAAGAAGCTGTCTATGTCTGCGCTGCTGGCGAGCCCGACTCTGTTCGGTGCCAACGTAGCCGCATGGCTTGCAAACCCGACGAGCGCGAACCTGGCCGCAGCCGTCACCGACGAGACGGGCAGCGGGGCGCTGGTGTTCGCCGTCAGCCCATCGTTCACGACTCCCAGCCTGGGAGCGGCAACTGCGCTGACTATCAACCGCATCACGTTCACGCAGCCTGCTACCGGGGCCACGCTGACGATTGCCGATGGCAAGACGCTGACGGCAAACCGCACGCTCACGCTCACGGGCACGGACGGCGTTACGGTCACGTTCCCGAGCACGAATGCCACGATGGCCCGCACGGACGCGGCGCAGACGTTCGCCGGCACGCAGACCTTCAGCGGCTCGGTGGTTCCGGCCGCAACGCTTGCCGACTCGGTGGGCTACGTCGGCATCCCGGTGAACTCGCAGTCGGCCGCTTACGGCCTGCTGGCCACCGACGCCGGCAAGAGCATCGTCCACCCGATCACGGACAACAACGCCAGAACGTTCACGATCCCGGCCAACGGGTCGATTCCGTTCCCGGTGGGCACGACGATCACGTTCATCAACATGATCAACACCGTGACGATTGCGATCACGACCGACACGATGTACCTCGCTGGGACCGGCGCGACGGGCTCGCGCACTCTGGCGGCTTACGGTATGGCCACGGCGGTTAAGGTTACCAGCACGAGCTGGATCATCAGCGGGAACGGGCTGACATGAGCGGCGCGGTTCAGGGGCTGATTGGGGCAGTCGGTAAGGCGGTTTTTTCGTCTATTGAATACCTCGTTGTTGCTGGTGGAGGGGGAGGCGGCGGGAACGTCGGCGCTGGCGGCGGTGCTGGAGGTTTCAGGGCCGGCACGTTATCAATTTCTCCCGGTTCCTCTTATACCGTTACGGTTGGAGGCAGCGGAACTGCTGGCACCGCTTCTGGCGCAACATCTCGCGGGGGGAATGGCGGCAATTCCGTTTTTTCGACTATCACCTCAACCGGAGGAGGTGGTGGTGGAGGCGCAGACAATACTCCAGGCCAGAACGGAGGCTCTGGCGGCGGGGGCACACTGAACGGAGCAAAGGGTACCGGGACCGCTGGGCAGGGGTTTGATGGAGGGGCATCGGCGTCCGCATCGCACATTGGCGGCGGCGGCGGCGGCGCAAGCGCGGCAGGTACAGATGGCGCGCTGTTATCGGCAGGAGTCGCAGCCGGGTCTGCTGGTGGGGCGGGTTCTTCGTCTAGCATCACCGGGTCTGCCGTTTCCTACGCAGGGGGTGGCGGGTCCGGTGGAGTAAAAGCTGCTGGAGGCACTGGAGGCTCAGGTGGCGGCGGCACAGGCGGTAACGGAACAACTGGATCAACGGTTTCGCCTGTGGCCGGTGGTACGAACACAGGCGGCGGTGGTGGCGGCGGCTGGAACGACGGAACCTCTTTTTCTGCAGGCGCGGCAGGCGGCTCTGGCGTGGTCATCCTTGCTTACCCGTCTATTTTTCCTGCCATCACCACCATCCCTGGCGGCCTGACCTACACCGTCTCGACCGTCAGCCGACCGGGGTACAGGGTCTACACGTTCACTGCCGGCACCGGCTCGATCACGATCTGACATGGCCGCAATCCCCATCGTCGCAGGCATCTACTCGGACGCTGGCCCGGACATTCGGACCGCGTTCCCGGTCAACCTGATGCCCGTCCCAAAGGGCTCAGGCGTGAGCCAGGAGTACCTGCGACCGCACGATGGCGTGGTGCAGTTCGGCGTGCTTGCCGACTCTGCCGACCGTGGCGGCATCAACTGGCGTGGCGTGTGCTACCGGGTGATGGGCACGAAGCTGGTCAGTGTGTCGGCTGGCGGCGCTGTCACGGTGCTGGGCGACGTAGGTGGGCCAGCGGGAGAGTACGTCACCTTTGACTATTCCTTTGACCGTCTGGCGATTGCCAGCGGCGGGAGCCTGTACTACTGGGACGGCGCGGCGCTGACGCAAGTCACCGACCCCGACCTCGGCACGGTGCTTGATGTCGTGTGGGTCGATGGGTACTTCATGACCACGGACGGCGAGTTTCTGGTGGTCACCGACCTCAGCAACCCGCTTGCCGTCAACCCGCTCAAGTACGGCAGCAGCGAGGTCGATCCCGACCCTGTGGTCGCGCTGCTCAAGCTGCGCAACGAGATCTACGCGATCAACCGCAACACCATCGAGGTGTTCGACAACGTGGGCGGGAACCTGTTCCCTTTCCAACGTGTAGACGGCGCGCAGATCATGCGCGGCGCGGTGGGCACGCACGCCGTGTGCGTCTTTGGCGACGAGGGCCTCGCGTTCCTCGGCGGCGGCCGGAACGAGCCTCCGAGCATCTACCTCGGCGGCAACGCCTCCAGTGCATCGTTGGCTACGCAGGACGTTGATCTGCTGCTGCAGACCTACACCGAGGCGCAACTCGCCACGGTCAAGCTGGAGGCCCGCATCGACCGGTCACACAAGCTGCTGTACGTCCACCTTCCCGACCGCACGCTGGTCTATGACCACGCGGCCAGCCAGGCGCTGCAGATGCGCGTCTGGTTCACCCTCACGGGCGGCGTTGCGGGCTTCGAGCAGTACCCGGCGCGCAATCTGGTCTGGGCCTACGACAAGTGGCTCGTGGGCTCGCCTGCGCTCCAGCCCCAGACCGGCCTGCTGCTGACCGAAGGTGGCGATGTGCTGGAAACCGAGACGGCAGGCGATCTGCTGGACGCAGACGAGGGAGCCTACGGGGTGGTTGGATACCTAGACCGCAAGATCAGTAGCCAGTGGGGAGAGAAAGCCCGCTGGGAGTTCGTGACGCCCATCGTCTACAACGAGTCCAAGGGCGCGATCTTCCATGAACTCGAACTCGTGGCTCTGCCGGGGCGCGTGACCATCGGATCGAATCCGACCATCTCGACCTCGTACTCCACCGATGGCATGTCGTGGAGTCAGGATCGGTTCATCGGGGCCGGCAAGACGGGCGACACCCGCAAGCGATTGGTCTGGTTCCAGCAGGGCAACATGGAATCGATTCGCATGCAACGCTTCCGGGGCGACTCTGACGCGCACATCTCTTTCCTGCGGCTGGAGGCGCGGCTTGAGCCGCTGAACGTCTGATGGCCACGCAGACGCCACCGCTGCGCCTGACGCGGGATCAGCTCGCCACGTTCCTGACGGATCAGAAGCAGATTCGTGCCTTCGAGAACCTGTTCTCCATCGTGGAGGACATCGCGCCTGATGTCGTGCAGCAGGTGCTGCTCGCAGCCGGTAGCGCTCAGGCAGCGGCCACAGACGCGCAGGGCCAGGTGCAGAGCGCCGAGCAGGCGCTGGGCACGATGCTCGCGGCGTGCGAGGCCAAGGCCACGCTGGCGCTGCAGCAGGTGCTCGCGCTCAAGCACATCGCGGATTTTGTGGAGACTGCGCCGCCCCCGCGCGAGTTCAAGCGCAGTCGCTACGGGTCGTTCTACAGCACCGCCACGCAGACGGCGACCGTCATCAACACGGCCAAAGAAATCACGTTCAACACGACTGATCTGTCTCGCGGCGTGTACATCGGTACACCGACCTCGCGCGTGTACGTGGACACCGAGGGCATCTACAACTTCCAGACCAGCATCCAGCTTGACTCGACCGTCTCGACGGATCAGGAGTTTTACCTGTGGTTCAGGAAGAACGGCGCAGATGTCACGAACTCCGCGAGCCAGGTGCGCATCAAGGGCAACAATGCCGAGGTGTTCTTGGCCCTGAATTTTTTCTTCAACCTCAAGGCCGGGGATTACGTCGAACTCGTGTTCAGCGTGACTGACCTCGGCGTGCAACTGCTGGCATCTGGGGCTGTCGCTCCGCATCCGGGCATCCCGTCCGTCATCCTGACCGTATCCAACAACATCGGGGGCATTGAATCATGACCGTAACCGTTACCGTGCTCGTGCCTCCCAAGCAGATGGAGGCCGTGCAGACCACGCAGTACACCGCAACCAGCGTGCGGGCCATCATCGACAAGGCGACCGTCACCAACACGGACACGGTGGCGCGCACGTTCTCGGTGAACATCGTCACGAGCGGCGGGTCTGCCGGGAATGCCAACCTCGTCATCGACACCCGCACCGTGCAGCCCGACGAGACGTACCTGTGCCCCGAACTGGTGGGTCATGTGCTCGCGCCGGGTGGGTTCATCTCGACCCTGGCCTCGGCCGGCGTGGCGCTCACGCTGCGGGTGTCTGGACGCGAGATCACTTGAGGGGTATGATGGCATCCGCTGAGTCTGTCGGCCGCCAGCAGCCACCGGGAGGTGCCATGCTGCGTGAGAATTTCGAGCAAGTGTTCCGGCTCCCGCCCCCGGCGGTGGAGTGGCTGCTCGCGCTGTACGATTGCATTCAGGTGCTTGACGACGTTGCCGATGGCGACAAGGTGGAGCGAGCCGACCTCGACGCGGCGATCTGGAATCTGCTGTTCGCGCTGCCGGCGTCGCCGTTTTTCCAGCAGCACAGCGCCGTCCTGCTGCCCCTGCTCTCGCAGGCGATCCTCAAGTGGCAGGGCGCAGACGCAGCCGAGCGTGCCGGGAACCCGTCAGCGATGGCGTTCGCTTGGCGCGCCGGGTACTACGACATCGTGCTCTCGGTGGTCTGCATCTGCCACGGGGCAGCGGCTGCGGTGAAGGCCGCGCCGTTTGTGATGCAGACGTATGGCGAGACGTTCGACGCCTATCTCAACGAATTCGATGGAGGGCGCGATGCCTGAAGCAGCCACCGCACTGGTAGCCGGGTCGAGCGTACTCGGCAGCGCCATGCAATCCCGCGCTGCGGGTAAAGCCGCAGGCCAGCAGGCCGACGCCGCACAGGCCGGCATCGAGGAGCAGCGCCGTCAGTTCGAGGAGATGCAGAAGCTCCTCGCGCCTTACGTCCAGGCCGGCCAGCCCGCGCTACAGGCGCAGCAGGCAATGCTCGGCCTCGGGGGCGCAGAGGCGCAGCAGCAAGCCATCGCGGGAGTCGAGCAGAGCCCCCTCCTGCAGTCGCTCATGCGCCAAGGCGAGGAGGCCATGCTGCAGAACGCATCGGCTACTGGCGGCCTGCGAGGCGGGAACCTGCAGGGCGCGCTGGCTCAGTTCCGGCCGCAGATGCTGCAGGAGGCGCTCGACCAGCAGTACGCGCGCCTCGGCGGGCTCACGGCGCTTGGGCAGCAGTCTGCTGCGGGCGTGGGCGCGGCTGGTATGCAGACGGGCCAGCAGATCGCCGGCCTCCTCGGTCAGCAGGGTGCAGCCCGCGCAGGCGGCACGCTCGGCCGCGCGTCACCGTTCGCCAGCCTGCTCCAGATGCCGGCTCAGATTTATGGCATGGGGATCGGAAGCGGGAAGATTCCGTTCCCGTCGTTTGGGGGTGCTCCGAGTGGCTACGGCGGCGGGCTGCCCTCGGGGATGATCCCGAGCGGCGTGCCGATGTAAGGAGGCTGACACATGGCACTCGGCCCGATCAACTACCAGATGCAGGTTGCCACGCCGTTTGAGAGCGTGTTGCAGGGGATGACTGCTGGCGCGAAGATGGCTGACATCGAGGCGGCGCGGATGCAGCGGCTGGCTCAGACCGAGGCGGCGCGGCAAGCGGCAGTGCAGGCTCAGGCGAAGTTCGACCGTGAGCAAGCGTTCGAGACGGCCAAGCAATCCTACTTCGCCAACCCTGCCCGCACTGGTGCGGACTTCGACCGGCTGCTGGCCCAGGCCCCTGACAAGCAGGCGCTGGACGCGCTCAAGGCTGCCGGCGAAAGCGCAGGCGCGGAGCGGATCGGCAACGCGAAGCGGTTCTACGGGCAGCTACTGTCTGCCATCGAGGTCGATCCGAACATCGCCAAGCAGATCGTCGATGAGCGCATCGCGGGCGAGCAGGACCCGAACAGCAAACGCGGCATGGAGGTCATCCGCAAGGCGCTCGAGATCAGCCCGGAGTTTGCGCTTGAGCAAGTTGAATTGCTCGGCGGTGCTGGGCTGGGGAAGGAGTGGATCGACTCGGTGGCTGAGGTGCGTAAGGCGCGGCAGGCGAGGAAACTCGCCCCTCTCGAGGAAACCATCAAGCGCGCCCAGGCCGGCAAGGAGGGCTTTGAGGCCACCAAGTCCGGTTACGAGGCCGGCATCAAGTACCTCGAGCTGCAGTACGCGCCTGGGAAACTGGCCGATGAGGTTGCCAAGCGCGCGGCCGATCTGAAGCTGACGGGTGCGCAGACCCAGCAGGCCATCGCCGCTGCAAGCGCATCGGCAGCAGCGGCGCGGAAATCGGGCGCAGAGGCGGAAGCCGCGCAGGCCGCAGCAAAGCAAGCAACGGCCGGCATCATCCCAGCCGACAAACGCCCCGAGGCCGAGTCCAAGCTGCGCAAGGAATACAACGACAACACCAAGGGATTCACCGAGGTTCGCGCGGCCTTCGAGCGCGTGAACGCCTCACAGGACAACGCCGTGGGCGACCTGTCGCTGATCTTCGGTTACATGAAGATGCTGGACCCTGGGAGCGTGGTGCGCGAAGGCGAATTTGCCACGGCTCAGAACGCAGCCGGTGTGCCTGATCGCGTGCTGAACCTGTACAACCGGGTTCTGAGCGGCGAGCGCCTAAACAAGTCGCAGCGCGACGCGTTCAAGGGCCAGGCCGGCCAACTGATGACCGCAGCCCAGAAGCAAGAGCAGATCGTCCGCGATGGCATCACGCGAATCGCTGGCGGGATGGGCCTGAATACGTCGAACATTTTCTACGAGGCGGCGATTCCGCAGACTGGTGGACAGCCAGCCGCCATCCCCGGCGCAGCTCCAGGCCAACGCGCTCCCGCGCCTGCCGCTGGGCAGCGTAATGTGACGGTGGATTTCTGACATGCCGTACTCAATCACCACGCGCGACGGGATCACGATTCAGAACATCCCTGACGATGTTCTGCCTGACTCGCCTGAACTCAAGCAGCGGGTGGCGGCAATTCGTGCGAGTGGTGGTGCCGGCGCGCTTGCGCCTCCTCCTGCGCCTTCGACAACCTCAACTGGAGTCGCTGGTGCGATCACGCGCGGCCTAGCACTGCCGGCTGCTGGCGCGGCTCTCGGGGCTGCGGCTGGCGCTCCGCTTGCTGGCGTGGGTGCCGTACCGGGTGCGCTGGCTGGTGCCGGTGCTGCTACGTTGGCACAGTTCGTGGGCGATCCCGTCGTTTCCACGATCAACAACCTCCTCGGCACGAAGTACACGCTCCCGACGCAGGCGATGGAAGACCTGCTCACGCGCATCGGTGTGGCGCAGCCAAAGACCGAGGCCGAGCGCATCATTCAAGCTACGTCGGCTGGTGCGGCTGGTGCGGCCGGCACCGCTGCGCTTGGGCGCACTGTGCAGGCCGTTGCCGGGGAAGCCGCCCCTGTTGCTAGGGAAGTCGGGCGCATGCTGGCGACTCAGCCTGCAGCGCAGATTGCAGGCGGCGCAGGCGCTGGCTTTGCAGGGCAGGGCGCGCAGGAAATGGGAGCGGGACCTGTGGGGCAGCTTGCCGCAAGCCTCGCGGGAGGTGTTGCT